TAGTACCACTTCTGGGTTTCTTTACATTTGTCACTGCCGGCCGGTGGGGTGTGTCGGACGTAGTTAGTTAGGCCACGCTTCTCGGCTTCGCGCCGCATTTCCGTCTTGGACGTATAGCGGCGAGGCGTCCCGTCGGAATTACAAAGCCCGTGTCTTGCAGTCACATCGCATTCATCTCCATGAGCATGACCGACTGCCCCCGGATTAGAAGTCATGGGTATCCGTTGCATCATCCCCACACATCTTGACTTAAACCATTCGTATTGATCTGCTCGTTGAGAACACCGATAATCGGGAGCGTTTCTCTGCTCATAGTTGTCATTACTACGATATTCGCAAGTATCGCACTTTCGATCATATAGCGGCAATTACTTACCCTCCTTCGCATATCCATTAGCTGCCGAATACCCCTTAACCGCAAACGCAGGAGCAGAGGGAAGCTTATACGACGTATGTCCACACTTGTGACAATTTGTATGCGTTCTTCCGCCGTCTATGTGGGCTTCAAATACGTGCCCGCAGCTTACACACTTGAAATCAAAATTCGGCATTATGACCCTCCCATATCACGTGAACGCTTGGCCACCTTCGAAGCAAGGGTCCAATCTGGATGATTCTCCGTCTGATTGGGGTGCGGAACCGGGGATCCACCTGGAGCGGGAGGATGCGCTCCAGGAGGTCCAGCCGGCCCACCAGGTGGGGCTTGCGCCCCACCTTGGGGTTGTGGCGGCTTGGGGGATTCAGCCGCGTGTATGAGGAGTTCCTTGGCTTGGTCGATTTCCTCTGCTGTGGGGGCCTTCTTATTCTTCATCAGGAGGGCGAGAACAATGGGATCCTGTAGGTCTTCCTTCCCAGTGAAGCGGTGGGAGATATTCGGCTCTTCTGGCGGTTTGGGCTGCGGGTCCACGATGACCTCGGCAGGATCGATACCCGACAGCTCAGCAGCCTCGATGAGAAGGGGCTTCACATTCACATACCCAGACTTCGCGGTCAAGTTGATGAACTTGAAGATGCGATCAAGACGTTGACTCGTATCCAGAACAACCTGTGAGTCAGGGCGGATCTTCAGTACGAGGTCATGGGTAATGTGTTTGTTATCCCACGACTTCTCCATCCCCTGACGTTCCTCATCTGTCAGGATGGGAAAGTCGGAGTAGAGGACCATCAGGCCAGCTAGCACTTCGCAGCCACGTAGAAAAAAGGAGGCTACTCTCGCCCTCTCCTGTCCAATGCGGGTGGCAAAGTTTTGCTGCGTGACGTTCGTCTCGGCTCCCGTCTTCTTCCCAGGGCTCATGGTCCCCATTTGATTGGGGCCAATCTGCCATGACTCCATCAGGTCAGCCTTGGCCACCTGATCAAATGACATATCCTCTGCGGGATAGGAAGCGCGTGCAATCTCCCAAATGGCATTTTGGCCATTTCCATTGCAGGGGATCATATTCTGCCACGTCCCACGCATCAAGGAGTCTTGAATTTCGGTTGGAATGCGGTTTACATCGAACCCACGAATCGGAATTGATCTTTCCCTATTCTGAAACATCTGGCTTCTAGAACGTCGCATGTCATTAACTTGAGGTCGCCCTGCACTGCTATCTGAAGGGGGAACTGGGTTATCAGTGATGTAGGTAAGAGTAAGAATCTGCAATGGGAATCTGTGAGCACCGATGTATTTTCTCGATTGTTCATCCTGCTTCTGCCCCTTCCACGCTTCATGAATGGCCGGCTTGTCCAACCCATGCACATAGACCAACTGCCAAATGGCCGTGAAGGACTTCTCATCTGGGTCTACGCGGTATCTCCAGTAGAAGATGCGGTCATACTTGACGCCCTTCGCTTCAATCAATCCGCCCTTATCCGGCTCTGATCGCAAATCCTCTTCTGTCGGAACATCAAACCCCGCCGTCACCTTCTGCTTCTGCTCCTCCTCCAACTTGAACTCATTCTTGGCTTCCGCCCATGACATGCGACCGGTATGGCCTACATAGTCGGCATCATCGAAGCAGGAGCCCGTAAACTCAGAAGGCCACAGAAGATCAACCGGGGAGATGCGGGTGCCGTAAAACTTATCACTCACCACACGCTGCGTCGGGATCATTGGGGGAGTAATATCTTGGGGCAATCCAGACTGTTCAGTAAAAGCGGCAGAAGGCGGAACTGAAGTCGGAGGAGGAGCCGGTTGCCCAGAAGGGGGCATTGGCCCGTTGGAGGCAACAGGGGGCATTGGAGCAACTGGCGGCACTCCCCCGAGCATTCCATCACTCGCAGGCATCATGACCGTCTCGAAGCGAGCTGCATAGCCGTAGATAATCCCCCCTACACCGGCCGCATTCACCACGTCGTTGAGGACCTCTTCCATCGCCACGCCAATGTTGCACCGCTTCTCTGACAGTTCGTAATTCAACTGCTTCATGAAGGGGGAGACGGCAGCGGCGTACTTCTTATTCTCGTGGGTACCCTGAACAGTGGGCACCTGTGAGTAGAGATTGGCAGTCTTGGTCTTCGTCAACGACCAGTCGGGATTGATTTCAGTCTGGACCTCATCCTCGACGTTGATGCCGCCAGTGAATTGGCTCGCAATCTTGCCGATCCGAAGCTCGACGTTTCGTTTCCACTCGGAGTACAACTGCCGACGGGTCCTCTTTGAGGCTTCAATCCGTCCCTTCAGATACTTCTCGATTTTCTTATTCTCAACCTCTTGTGTATCCTCAGCCTCTTTATCGTCATTCGGCTGAGCATCCAAGGGGGCATCGAGGTTCTTATTTTCGAGCGTATCGGTGAGGGATGTGGCTGTAAGTTCAGGCATAGGTCTCTTTCAGTCTAACATGAACCGATGAATCGATGTTTGCCTTTCGGCCGCATCCAACGCTTAGTCTCTGACACGACAGGGTCCCTACTCGGTGGGGCCTTCCCCATTGCAAAGTACGCACAGGAGATAGCCCAATGATCTGGCCCATCCGCCACCTTCTTGGCATCCTTCTTATCCATCTGGAGGAGGGGAAGAGTACGAACCAACTCAGGGCAGGCATACTCTAGAATCTGCCATGAGGGCTGATCCTTCCCTCCCTCTTGCTTGATGATTGTATTCAACATCTCATGAATCGAGTACCCAAACAACTCCCGATCATTCTGAGAGGGGGTGAGCGGAACCCCATTCTGTTCAAAGATCTCTGCAATGGAGTAGGGGGAATTGCCCGTCTTGATGAACATCGTGGGGTCGCAATAGGATTCCACAATATTCATGCCGGCCGAGGCCAATTTGATCTCCTGAGCCACATCAGCCGCCAACGTTCGCGTCCAGGTCCGCTCTTTAAACGTAATCTTCTGTTTATTCGGCATCATCACATGCCAATGACACACGGCCGGATCGGGAAAATACCCCCAGTCAATTGATCGGTAGATATTTATCCAGGATACTTTTTGGACTGGTTTTTCCTTCAAAGTGGGCATCGCTTTTATACAATGCTTGGCCTTCTTAAAGTCGGTAAAGTAGGCCCCTTCTATGATGAATTCTCCAAACAGATATGCCCGCTTCAAATGATCAGGGAGGTTCTTTAGTCGTTTAGTATATTCCCCCCGATTAACGTAGATATTGTCATCTAAGGTCGAGAATATTGACTCAAAATCATCAGGATTATAGTCAGGATACTCTGCAAAATTGACATTGTGATCGATAAACCAGGCTTTCATCCACTCTGCACCAATGCCGATGGTATTTGATCCACAGCGCACAAGGGCAATGTAAGGTGCATCCACCGGACTACGAGCAGCCGCAGAGATGGTCAAGAACATCTCCAAGGGGAAGGTACTGACCTCATCAAAGATAATTAGGTCCCACTGACTGGAGAGGTAGTTCTCAACATCCTTCAACTTCTCACAATGGGAGAATTGAATGAAGGAGTTGTTAGTGAATTTTACGTCAAAGGTCGTCTCTCGGTAGTACCCGACTTCCCTCCCCAACTGCTCCATCTCATGATTGATGAACTGGAGATGCGACTTACGCAGATCAGGTATTTTCCTACGTAGAATAAGTACCTTATACCTCGGATAGGTCATACACCGAATGATAGCGTCCTTCCGCATTTGAAGGGATTTACCGGTGCCCCGGGTACCGAGGGCTAGGAGGTTGGGCGCATCAGATTGATGATATGGAAGTTGGTGAGGCTGAGGTGTGTACCATGAAAACTCCGTCCCATCATCCTTCTGGAGGAGGGTTGAATTCCCATAACACTCCTCACAGATATCAATCTTAAATGTGGGATTTTGCTTACAATTCTTGCAGACTACCTCACTCAACCTTGACTCCTACGGCGGGGTTCAGGCCCCCCAGCTTCAAGCCAATCATAATCTTCGTACCGGTCGGCTCAACCGTTGGCTTATCCACAATTCTCGCCCCATCGAAGCTCATGTTGGTCATGGCCCACTGGGCAGCCTTGGCAGCAGTCTCGTTATCCCCATCTGCTAGGGCCTTGATGGTGGCCTCTTTGTGGATTTGAACATATTCGCCAGCC